GGGTACCTGACTCACTCCATACTGTATTGAAATTAGAACCAGCACAGTCGTCATAAATTATAAACGATGAAGGACAATCACCTGAATAATCTACAACACCACTAGTAGCAGTGTATATGGTACTGCCATATATAAATGAACCAGAATAAGGGGTAGATAAATTATCATCAATGTATAATGTCATACCAACCTCAAATGTAGTTGATTCACTATAAACGGTATCTGATGTGGTTTGAGCACAATCATTGTAAATTGTATACGCTGTAGGACATACGGCTGGACCACTGCTTGGAGCTAAAATTTCACCACCACCATTTGTTCGGAATCTACTATTATTGTATATAAACAATGCTACATTAGTTAACAAGCTTGTTAACTCAGGATCTGTATATAAAAGTGTACCAATTTCTGGAACAGAATCATATAATGTGTATACTGTTGAAGGATTAGCGTTGTCGCAGTCGTCATATATAGTAAATGAATTGTAACAAAATAAAGCAGTAGTAATATCACCATTACTATCAGTACTATACGTTTTATTATTATATATAAATGAGGTTTCTACTAATCGTGTAGTTAATTCAGGATCGGAGAATATCGTTCTTCCAATTATTATTGTAAGTCCATATTCAGTATATACATCATATGGGCTACTACCAGCGCAATCTGTAGTTACAGTATAAGAACTGTATATGGGTGGAGTACCACCCCCTATGGAACTAGCTATTATACCTAAAACTACAGGAATCATGTTATTTTAAATTGCCGATTAGATACCAAGTATCGGTACCTGTCTTAATTAGTGTACCTGCTGCATAATTACCAGCAAGTGATAAGGAAGCATTGAAACTATTAATAGTTACACCAGCACCAGATGATAAAATTGTGTAATTACTTGCAGTTTTATTACCCTGAACAAAAGTTAGTTGTGTACCAGTTGGAAATGCAACTGTATTGTTGTTTGGAACACCGTAATATGTATTATTATTAAATGTATCAATAATGGTTCTGGATGCATCTACAAGATTAAATCTGTAATTTGCAACTGCTGTACTTGTAACAGTTGAAATAAAAGTTGCTGCACTAACTGTTCCAGTAAATACTGACCATTTACCGCTGTTTGATTGCATGGTAGTATAAACTCCAAGACTTTTTTCAAAATTTAAAGTGTTTATTCTTGAAAATCCAGATGAACCAGATAATGAATTATCTAATCTTAAAAGTAATTGAGTACCACTACTTGCTGAAGCACTGGTTTGTAAATTAGAAAAATTGAAAATATCTGCCATAATATTATTTACTTACTGATCTAAACCTAAAACTTGTATATCATCTAAACCTAATAGAGTAATTGAATCATCTAATGATAAACCACCTAATACTTCTGGAAAATAAGAATTTGTCGAATTTCTAATAATAGACCCATAATAATCTCCTAATTTATATGTTAGTGTATTTTCTTCAACATTTAAAAATTGTAAATTATAAGAATCTGAATATTTTATTAGTTCATATTTTTGAAGTTCACAAAGATCACTATTTATTTTTAAAGAAATAGAATTTATATAATTATAACTTCCGTCATTTGTCTGAAATACAATATATAATTTATTATCTTTTAAGTTACAAATAGGTAAATTATCATTTTTAAAAGTATAATTATTAAAAGAATTGAAATTATCTATATCACTTTGTTTTGGAAAAATACTTTCAACGGAATGTTTGTTTATATCATATAGATAAATTATAGGAATAGTGTTTCCGTTAATCATCTTTTTTAAACCAACTATTAAAACTTGTTTTTTACCTTCTATTAAAATACTTTTTATAAAACAATTTCCTTTAGAATAAAAAGGAGTTGATTCTTCTGAGTCACCAAAATTTACTGTTATTCCGCTTTTTAATTGATTTATAACTCCTGAACTATAGTCAAAACCTAGTTTTTCAATCAAAAGAACGTTATTATATTCTAAATTATTTTTTATTTTTAAATTAAAAAAGTAAGAATCGTAAAAAACCTCTAAATCTTGAATACCCTGATTAGAGTATTGTTGTGTTAAGATTTGTGCTAAGGTATTCATTATAGATATTTACTTTATAAAATATTTAAATTTATGATCTTAAAGAATAGCAATACATTCCGTAGTCTACCATGATTTCTAAAAATCTTTCTACAGTCAATGTACGGAAATTCTTAGTATGATCCCAAATTATTAATTGACTAGTTGGTGTGAATTTGTTTTGTGATAATGCCAGAGTAGATAAAGTAACAAGTTTCATAAACTCTTCTTCATCAGTTTTACCTGCTGCGAGTTTATAATTTTCTGGTTGCACATCAAACAATGGAGTGTCTGGACTTGCAGTTTCAAAGTATGAGATTGCAATCTCTTCTGAATCTGCCCATATCCACCCATCTACAGGATATGTATATGAATCTTTATTTTGAGCTACTAACACATAGCTTGGTGCCTCTACGATGTTTGGAGCATAGAGAATTTCTGTATCTTCTTTTTTATAAAATCCTTGGTTGTTCATAATAAATTATCCTGTAACTGCAAAACCTTTGAGAATTGCTTTGTAAGTTTGAAGTGGGCGAAAAGTGAGTGTCGTTAACGTAGTGCCTGCCATTGGTCTAGACATTGTAACACTATTCCCTGCAATACTCACAATTGTTGAATTGTATTTAACTGTTCCATTTGTAGTGCTAGTTGTTAATGCTAATGCCGTCCCGCCTGGAGTTAATGAAATTTGAAATGTATTTGTAGCTTTATTAACTACATAATAAATTGTATTAATAGCAATTACAGCCTGAGCAGGAAGGCCAGTAGAATAAAATGAAACTTCATCTCCATTTTCAAGTCCATGATCGCTTAAACCTACTAAATTAGTACCGCTCGTAAATGTTACTGATCTACCTGTTGTTAGTGGTGTATTAGTTCCTGTAACTTGCATTCCATTAGCCAAGCCAGCTACACTGTTTAAAGTAATTATAGTATTATTTGCTGCATAGCTTATTGGATTTGCTGCCACAGTATTCCCTACTCCCCAATTGCTTGTTATTGTTATTGTTCTACCAGTAGGATTTGCTCCTACTGCTGTTCCTAAATTTGCAAAAATAGTTTCAAGTGCTTCTTTTGATAATTTACAAGAAACAAATGATGCTGTATATTTTATATTAGTCATTAATACAGATGCGAGAGAAACACAACCTGCAAATGTGTTTGTCAATAATGTTGCTGCATTAGCATTTATATTAGGAATAGATGCTAAAGATTGACAACCATTGAACATACTAGTTAAAGTTAATGCTGCTGTGAAATCAAATGCTGGAATTGAAGTTAAAGAAGTACAATCTACAAACATATTAGCAAATGTAGTAACTTTAACAGTGTTGAATAGTGGAACACTAACTAATGATCTACAACCACTAAACATTGTATCCATAATTGTCACATTTCCTGTACTAAATGCAGGAACAGTTTTTAATGAATAACAGTTCTGAAACATGGTTGACATGGTTGTTGCAGTTGCTGTATTAAAAAAAGGAACAGATGTCAAATTATAACAGTTCTGAAACATAATACCAAAGTTAGATACAAGTGATGTATTAAACAGAGACACTGTTTTTAAACTAAAACAACCTTGAAACATACTACCTAAAACTGTTAAAGCTGGTGTATTGAATGGAGGTGTGTAAACTAATGAAATACAGCCTTGGAATGTGGTACTAAAAGTAGTTACTTTAATAGTATTAAATAACGGAACAGTTTCTAATGCAAAACAATTGAAAAACATGTTTTGCATACTAGTTACATTTCTTGTATCAAATAATGGTACTGTAGTTAAAGCGAAACAACCAGCAAACATAGAAAGCATACTTGTTACATTTATTGTGTTAAACAAAGGAACGCTTATTAAGCTTCGGCAATCTTGAAACATACTTGCCATGGTTATTACACTACTGGTATTAAACAAAGGAACAGTTGTTAAAGAATAACATGTCTGAAACATGCTTTGCATGGTTGTTGCACTTCTGGTATCAAATGCAGGTACATTTATTAGTGACTGACAGCTAGCAAACACAGAAGACATGGTTATTACCTTTCTGGTATCAAATGCAGGTACTGTTAGTAGAGTATAACAAGCATTAAACATACCAGCCATGGTTGTTACACTTCTGGTATCAAATAACGGAACAGATGTTAGAGTATAGCAGTTGGTAAACATAGTTGCCATGGTTGTTACACTACTGGTATCAAACAACGGAACGCTTATTAAAGAATAACAGTTTCCGAACATGGATGATGCATTTGCATTGCTTGAAAAATTTGTATCACTTGAAATAGTTATTTCTTTCAAAGCATAGCAATTGTTAAACATACTTGCTGTAGATGACACTGCTGCTGTTTTATCTATATCAATCTTTTGTAAGCCAGCAAACCCCGCAAAAAGAGATAAAAATGAATTGACAGTACCACTGTTAATTAAATTGACATAGCTAGCTTTTTTACAAAAAACATTAGCAGATGTTGTTGTTAATGTTCCTAAGTTGGGACCAGAAATATATATTTCTTCAATGGGCTGGCTATATGCGCTTGATGCTGCAACCATAGAGGGGTGTCTTACTGCAAGGTTCAAAGATGTTAAGTTCTGGCCAGCTTGTGGAGTAATAATAACAATAGCTTGTTTAAACCCTAAAGATGTTAAAGTAGAATTAGTTGGATCATAAGTTGAATAATTATATTCATGATTTGCTTGGGTGCCAGTTGAAATATCTTCTACTACACCATCACCCCAATCAACTGTATAATTTCCAGCAACAGTTAATGATAAAAAGTTTGAATTATCACTAGAAATAAAAACTAACAATGCTACTCTTTGCTCAGTATTAGCAATTGTAGGCATTGTCAAATAATCTGTCGATCTTACATAAGGTGTTGGTGTTGGTCTAAATAAAGCAGCAGTTCCAGCGTAAGGAAGATCATTTCTATTGTACGAAACAAAAGAAGAAGCAACTTTTTTAGTTGAGAGTGGACCAACTTTTTGACCGTAACGCGTACTCATAATTAAGCTGTAATTCTATTAACGTATCCTAAAACTTCAACTGCTGATGGTGATGCAACTGTAGCATATATTGTAGAACCAACTGAACCATCACCATTTAAAATAAATCCTGGCGATAAAAGTGTTGGTCCAGCATAAGCTTGAATAACAATAGGAGCAAGTATATCAGTAGTTGCAGAAGATCCCCAATAGATCGTAATTAATGTATCAGCAGATGAGTTATTAGCAGCATACAACCAAATTTCATCTGTATTTGTTGATAAAGAACCAGTTGTGTGTAATAAAGTATATGGTGTAGCAGATGTAGTCAACATTATTGATCGTCCGTTTATACTTTGTGAAAGTGGTATTTTTGAATAAGTTGCCATAAAATTATTTAGTTAAAGAAACATTGATAGTCCAATGATTGTGTTGGCATCTTCTACAACAAAAGAGCCTCCTCCACCACCCCATGAACCAGAATTTGTTTGAACAGTTGAATATACATTATTCCACTGATTGCTATTACCTGATGAATCATAAATAACGGATGATGCACTTATTTCTCCATTTACCGTAAAATCTACATTAGGTGTTGAAGTTTTAACACCAACATTTGGAAATGTTCCATTGTTGCCACCTACATGTAATACTTCTACATTTGCATCAATGTCATAAAATGATGCAATGTCACCAGTACCATTATTACCTACCCATAATGCAGGTCCATCACCAACATGCACAACGCTAACTGCACTAGTTGTAGAAAATATAGTATTATTAAATGTTTGAGTGCCGTTACATGATAAGTTTCCAAAAATATTTAAATTACCTGTTATTAAACCACCAGAAAGAGGTAAATAATTACCTGCTGGATTCCAAATTGTTGCAGAGTATGAATTAACGGTAGAATAAACAGAAAGATTGTTTGCACTTTGAGAGCTAAAACTTACATATGTATTTTGCCAATTACTTGTTAAAGATTTAATGTCTGTGCCTTGATAATTCCAATTTGTAGAAGAATTTGTTTGAACAATACTATAAACAGAAAGATTATTTGCACTTTGAGTGCTAAATGTTGTATATGTATTTTCCCAATTAGCCGTTAACGCTTTAATATCAGTTCCTTGATAGTTCCAATTTGTTGATGAATTGCTTTGAACGGTTGAATAAGTACTATTCCATTGGTCACTATTACCACCAGTTGTATATAGGACATTTGTTGTAGATACAGCACCCGTTAATGTACCACCTGAAAGAGGTAAATATGCACCAACTGTAGGCACAATCTGAACATTTGTAACTTGTTTTACCGTTACAATAACACCAGGGGTATCAGGAATTGTAGGATTAGTATGAGTTGTAAATGTTTCTATAGTTACTGCTGTGTTATTACAATGCCAGTATAATTCTATAAAATCACCAGCAGTCAAGGTTGACATAAATGGTGATACAGCAATTATTTGTGCAGGTATACTAGCATTTTTATGTGCAGGTATTGTAAATACAGAACTACTATTTGGTATGTCGTTACCATTTTGTTTAAGCCATATGTAAATGTCTTGTTGAGCATTGCTTGTATTTTTATACTGAATACTATAAATTAATTCATAAACACCATTGTAATTAAAAACAATTCTATTATTGTCTATACTAACACCATTTTGCTCATATGTTTGAGCTATATCAATTCTTTTAGCTTGTGTGGTGCTGGTAAGAGTTTGTGCAGTAGTGTCATAAAATGAACCATAATAACCAGTTGCACCGCTTGCAGATAAAGGTGTACCAGCATTCCATTTATTTGTTATGCTGTTGTATGTAAGAACTTGACCATTTACTGGTGAAGGTATAGAAACATCATATAATGCTGAAAGATAATTAACACCAACAGAACCATTACCTCCACCACTTAATGATGAAAGACTTACTGTGTTTCCGTCACTAATTGTTAATTCTGCATTAATATTATTAAATGATAAAGTTTGTGGACTGCTACCTGAACCCCATGTTGCAGAGTTTGTTTGTACTGTATTATAAACAGAATTGGCTGTTCTAGCTAAAACGCTGTCTACTTCAAGTAATTTCCAATATTCTGTTTGAGGAGTTCCGTTTTCATCTACAGGTGCAGGATAACCATATGGATTTGGTAATGTTTTTATACACAAATATAAATTTCCATCTGGTGTGTTTAATGGATTACTTAAATTGTCATAAACTTGTTGATCGTTTATAACAACATTCTTTACATCGTAAAATGGAGCGTCTGATGTAGAATATCTATATGATCCCTTATAAGAATAATCATAATATTCCCAAAAAGAACTATTAGTTTGTACACTCGTTGTAGTATCATTCCAACTACCAGAAGTATTAGAAACATCAGTGTAAACACTGTCCCAGTTTGCACTATTAGTATTAACACTGTTATAAACAGAAAGATTATTTGCACTTTGAAGGCTGAAATTAGAGTATGTATTTTCCCAATTACTTGTTAAAGATTTAATGTCAGTGCCTTGGTAATTCCAATTTCCACTATTAGTATTAACATTACTATAAACAGAAAGATTATTTGCACTCTGAGAAGAAAACCCGATATATGTGTTTTGCCAGTTACTTGAAAGAGATTTAAGATCAGTTCCTTGGTAATTCCATAAAGTTGCACTATTAGTTTGAACAGTATTTCTAGTATCATTCCAATTTGCACTTGAACTCGTTAAAGCGGTATAGGAGGCTTGCCAGTTAGCAGTTAATGATTTAATATCATTTCCTTGATAATTCCAATTTGTAGCAGAATTACTTTGAACAGTATTATAAACAGAATTATAATTACCTGAATTTGAATTAAATGTGTTATAAACAGAAATATTATTAGCACTTTGAACACTAAAATTAGAGTATGTGTTTTGCCAATTACCAGTTAATGCTTTAAGGTCAGAACCTTGATAGTTCCAATTTGTCGCAGAGTTAGAATTTACTGTAGAATAAACAGAAGCATTATTTCCGCTCTGAGAACTAAAACCTATATATGTATTCTGCCAATTACCTGTTAAAGCTTTAAGGTCAGTGCCTTGATAATTCCAATTTCCAGAATTTGTTTGTACATTATTATAAACAGAAAGGTTATTTGCACTCTGAGACGAAAATCCTGTATATGTATTTTGCCAATTACTTGAGAGAGATTTAAGATCAGTTCCTTGATAATTCCAATTTGTCGAAGAATTAGTATTAACAGTAGAATAAGTTGAATCCCAATTTGCACTCTTTGAATTTACATTACTATAGACAGAAAGATTATTACTACTTTGAAGGCTGAAATTGGTATATGTATTTTCCCAATTACTTGTTAAAGATTTAAGGTCTGTGCCTTGGTAGTTCCAATTTCCACTGTTAGTTTGAACAGTGTTATAAACAGAAGTGTTGTTACCACTTTGAACAGAAAAGTTCGAATAAGTTTCTTCCCACTTACCAGAATGTGAATTTGTTAATGTGTAGTTACTTTTAAAGTTTCCTACATCATTACTTTTTAAAGTTTCAATAACACTTCCAGTTCCGTCAAAGAAATTAATTGTGCTACCCGCAACATAAAGATTATTTGTTGATAAACTTGGTGAACTTAATCCACCAGTCATAACATCACCAGAAAGTTTTACATATCGACTATTTCCAGAACTATTTGTTAAAAAACTAGAACTTGCTGTATTATATGAATTATAAACACTATTCCAATTACCTGATGTATTATTAACAACGCTATTTGATTGTAATATGTTTGCAGAATTACTATAAACAAAAGTGTTTACATTATAGTCATCTGTTTGTTGCCAAAAAGAAGAATATGTGCTTACAGTTGTAAAAGTGTCGTATAAATCACCTGAATACGTAGCTGCCCAACTTTCAAAAAGCGGTTCACCTCCTCCAATACCAGACATTTCTAATACAACTGCACAAACCGCAGATGTAAAGTTAGTTATATCCGATGCATAGAACGGTAATTTTTTTATTTCGATTTTTTGACACTGTAGGGACACTCTATTATTTATACAACATAAAATAAATAATAGTATGGGCTACCTAAAAATAATATATAGTATACTTTCAGTGTTTAAACAAATCTTTGATTTCTCTTTAAAAACTATTAAACATAAAAAAAGAGTAAAAGAAATTAAAGAAGTGAGAGAATTTGAAAAAGAGGTAAAAGAAAAGGTCGAAAATGGCGCAGTAAACGACATTGACGACCTTAATAAAAAACTGAGATTTTAATTTTATTCGTATTCTGAAAGCATAAAAGTTTTACTTTTAGGTGGAATACAATATTTATAACTATGAGATAAGAACCAGTACCATCTTTCAGGTTTTTCAGGAGTCACCTTATCTCCCATACCATCTGTGATTAAAAATACTGCTTTTGGATATTTCTTTTTCTCTGAAGTTATTATCTTTTGAATATAATTTTCAATAATAGAAAAAGATGTTCCGCCACCTCCATAAACACGTCCACTTTCTAGTGTAGTTTCAAAAACTCTTGTATCAAAGCAAAAAAGACGTATATTAAACTTTTTAGGATCTAAACTTTTTGCAGCTTTGAAAAAACGATCTTTTAAATTGATACAAGAACCAGAAGTATCTAGGAAAAAGAAAACATCAATTTTATTTTTATCTTTATACTCGTCTAAAACTTTAGAATTTGTAGGCAGATGAATATGATTAGAAATTATCTGGGAATATCTTGGATTAACTCTTTCCCATCTTTCTGTTTCATTAATTGTTTCCTTTTTTATTGAATTTTCCCATTTTTTAATAACACTTTCCCACTTTTTCTTTATTTTAGCTTTTACATTAACAGTATGCCAAGAACCACTTCCAAAAGCTGAACGAGATAACTGTTCTTTTTCTTTTACTGGTAATTTATCAATAAAATCAGAGTCGATATTTTCTAAAACACCGTTTTTTTCTAGAAATTCACCAAGACTTTCCGCTTCTTCCGCAGATAAAACAGAATGTGAGTCTATAGAGAAAAATGAACGTTTCGAATCCTCGTCTTCTTCTTTTAATTTATTAAAATAGTATTCTGTAGATTCGTTACTTTCAACTTTAACTTTTTCAAAAACAGTGTCTAACCAACAACCCTCTTTTTTCAAAGAATCCATTAAGTTTTCACGAACAAATCCAAAAGAGTCACAAAGCATTTCATTAATAACAACATCAGCAGCACGATTCATTCGTTCACAATCTTTTGTACCAAGATATTCAACAAATCGTTTACCGTGTTGAAGAATAATATGAGACATTTCGTGACAAACTAGAAACATTCGTGTTTCTTCATTTAAAGATTCCCAAAACGTTTTATTAATAAGAAATTGTAATGCTTCACCTTTTAAATCAAAAGATATAGCAGCAGTAGGCAAATCTGAAAACTCACCTACTACTGGTGTTCCTATATCCCAAAAAGAACGGAAAAAATAATGATATTTTTGCAATTTTCCTGCAATTTCTAATTTTTCTTCAATGTTCATTATAGTTCTAGTAAATCAATAATATTGTTTTTAGACTCTGAAACAGTTAAAACTGAACGAATATCGCGAACTTTCTTTAAGAATGATTCTGGAATTGGTGTAATTGCATTACTACCTCCTAAATATCCAATATAGTCATTAATTCTATTAGAAGATAGTTTACCACCATAAGTTTTGATAAATTCAACCATTTGTTTTATTTCATCAGGTTTAAGAGTTTCCTTTGCAACTTTACAAACTGTTCCAAAAACACTTAAGAAATTTTTATCACTTGTAATAGTTCCTTTTTGCATAGACATAAGGCACGATAATACAAAATTTATCATATGATGCTTATTTTTAATAATATTCCAGCAAAGAGTAATAGTTGCTATTCCTTTTCGTCTTTCTGTTGTATTCATATTATATATTATATTTTTTGGATCAAAAGTTTTTGGCAGATTTATACCTTGCCATTGATATAGAAATATACTAAATGAGTCTCCTATTGAGTTATTAACAGGTTTTAGAGTGTTGAAATTAGGCTCTGATGAAATAAAGTCATTAAGATTGTTTGTTTCTGGAACATAATTTTGATCTATTAATGTTTTTAAAATCTTAATAGATGTATTTTTAGGATTACTTTTTGCAATCTCTACAAAAATGTCTCTATAGATCTTTTCTCTTAAAAGAGCATGATAAAGTGCATAATTTTCAAAATTCTCATCAGTTTTAACTTCATCTGTTAAAAGTTCTTTTTGAGCATACTTCCAATACTTCCAAAAACGAGGTTCTTTTAAACGTTTCTTATATTTTAAAATATTTTTCTCATCAGAAAAGAATAGTTTCATTTGTTCTTCATCTGGTTTGCTAAGAAGTAAGTTAATAAGTTCTTCCTTTTCATCCATTGATAGTCTTTTTACCAATTCTTTAACATTTGCCGAAACTGGTAGTAAAAATTTTATATCAAGACCTTTATTAAAGGATTCTCCTACATAATCAAGTCTTCTTGGAGATAAAATCTTAAGTGCATCCTTTGGTTGATCATGCCACCAATCAACAAGAATTTTTCCACGATAATCACCAAACTTTTGATGAAAATATTTTACATCAGGTTCATTTGGAAGCTCTACAACAATATGAAAACGATCAAGTTGAGCAGGATCAAGTTCATCAACATCATAATCTGAACCATCTTCGTCTTCTCCTTTTGGTGGATTTACTGCACCCCAAACCATTTTAAGTTTTGGAAACTTACGACCATTAATAGATTTAAATTGCTGAAGTTCAAGTAATGCATTACGAACAACTTTATTTGTTCTGTTCCACTCATCGCAAAAAATAGCTTCAACATCATCATCAAGATTTTCTGGAAGAATAAACTCCATTTTTTCTTTACCATCTGCGCCAAGTTTTGCTTTAGGAATACCTAAAAGATGAATCCATGGATCAAGAGTTGCACCAGAGAAATAAGCATATTTTAGATTATTTCGGTTAAAGGTGTTAATAATGTGATGAGATTTACCGACCCCTTTTTCTCCAATGAGAAGAACGTTGACCTCGGTTTTTACCCACTGATCTAATATTTCTGAATTTAATTTGCATTTATTGAATTTAATCATACGATGTAACCTAAGTTACATCACTGCGGACAGTTCTGCAAGCGAAATATTGCATCCAGACATGATTTGTAGGATTGCTGTTATTGCAGCATCTTTATCACACTCACCTTCTGTATAAATTGTTTGAGTGTCGTGATAATCAATGCATAATGGATCGAAAAAGTCTGCAATTATTAATCCGTTAAGATATGGAAATTGTAAAACAGTCCATGTATAGTGATTTGGATCATCATTTGGATAAGGATTTTCAACACGATTGCAACGATTTGCATCTTCTGTTAATAAACCGTAACCGCATGTATTAACCGCAATAATGTCAACAAAACCGTTTGCACTTGGCGGAGGAAGAGTAAAAGTTATTGTATTATCATTTTTCGAAAACTCACTTACAGGAAATGCTTTAAAAGAGTCAAGTGCAGAAAATGGTTGAAAGGTTGACATGGGATACATAGCTGGATCTGAACCGCTAAGGAATACTCCATTAACATCTCCGAAACTATAACCTTGTAGTTTTATTGTAGGAGATTGACCTTCAACAATATAATACGGTGAAACATAACGAAGAACAGGTCTTCCTGTAATAGCATAAGTTTCTGTAGTATTTCCGCTTGTATATTTTGTTAAATTATCATAATTACAGTAAAATTTATCAGTAAACACATAATCTGTTTCTATAAAACAAATAGGTGTGGAATTTTCAACTTCTGTTTTAAAAACATATCCTTTAATAGTAAAAGAGGTTGTTGCAGTAACTCTAAAAGGCGGATCTTTTGCGCCTTGGTTTTTACCAGGATAATCATAAGCTACATTTCCATCCCAAAGTATTTCTGTTCTTATTTCTCGACCAGATTTAGGTTCTTGCCAAGAAATAATAATATATGGATCTGTATTAACTGCAAAGTTTTGAATAATTTGATCCATATCTTCTTGAAACTTTGTAAGAATGTTTAATTGAACCTGAATATTCCATGGAACAACTTTTAAATTAACATAAGTGCCATCGTTGTTTCGATATTTAATATCTTCGATTTTATTTTTTACTCTAGAATTGTCTCTACCTTGACCTTTAATTTCAACTGCCATAATAGGAAGTCGAACAGTATCAGTTGGTCCTAATAAATCGGAAACAATATGACTTTTTGGTGCATAAACAAATGGAACTTTAACAATTTCCTTCGAATATTTTTTACCGTCAAATCTTTTAATCTTTACGCCATCAAATGCAGCAGCGAAATGAGTTAAAAGAGTGCGAATCTCGAAATTATAGTTATATTCATCCATTATTTATATTTATAAGTTAAATGACAGAATCAAGTCCTAAGATTTCAGAACCATCTAATGATAAAAAGGTTATATCATCATCTAATAAAAGACCTCCGTAAACAATAGTGCATGTTAAAGGATAATTTACAAGTGAAATTAATCCACTAGCGTAAGGATAATATGTAGCAGAGTCTTCTGTTAATATTCCGTATCCGCATGTATTAACAGCAATAATATCTATAAATCCACTTGAACTTGGCGGTGGAAGTGAGAATGATAAGAAATTTAATGATTTAGAAAACTCATTTACAGGATACCCATTAAAAGAATCAAATGCAGAAAATGGTGTAAATGAACAAAGTGGATACATTTCACTATTAGAACCGCTTACATAAACACCAATAGTGTCATGAAAGCTATATCCTGTTATATTAATAGTTGGTGAAGTGCCTTCTTTAATATAATATGGTGAAACAAATCGTAGAATTGGTCTTCCAGTTATAGAATACGACTCTGTTATAGAATCATCTATATATGCGGTAAGAGTTTTATAGTTACAGAAAAAATCATCTGTAAAAGAAATATCAGTGTTTATTAAACAAATAGGTTTTGGATTTTCTATATAAGTTTTAAACAAATAACCTTTAATAGTAAACGAAGTTGTTGCAGTAACTCTAAAAGGTGGTTCTTTTGGCGAATAATTTGCTGTTGCAGGATATTCTAGTGAAACATCACCGTTCCAAAGTATTTCGGTTCTTATTTCTCGACCTGATTTTGGTTCTCTCCATGAAATTATTGCATATGGATTAGTGTTAACTGAAAAGTTTTGAATAATTTGGTCCATATCTTCTTGAAACTTTGTAAGAATAGTCATTTCAATTTCTATATTCCAAGGTATTGCTTGAAGCGCAACATATGAACCGTCGTTGTTTTTATAAACAAGTTTATCAATTTTATTTTTTACTCTTTTATTATCACGATTCTCTGATTTTATTTCTGCTGCCATTACTGGAAGACGAATAGCGTCTGCAACACCTACAACATCATTAAGAATATGGCTTTTAGGAGAATAAACTAAAGGAACCTTTATAACTTCTTTTGAGAATTTATTACCGTCAAATCTTTTAATCTTTACACCATCAAATGCTGAAACGAAATGTAAAAGTAAGTTTCTTTTCTCAAAATTGTAGTTATAATCTTCCATTCACACTATTTATGTAAATAATAACATGGCGTATAATGTTCCATTCGTTTTTGACCCTTTAAAGAAAAATCCTGTTTTTAATCCTACACAGAGTAGAGTTAATGATTTAGGAAATACTGGTATTCCAAAAAACGAAAATCCTTATGTAGCAAAATGTGACAATGTAGTTTCTAATGTAAAGAGTAACTATCGTGGAATGGTTGCAAACTATGTATCTAATTACGGAATGCCTATTTCTTATTGGAGCACAGGATATAGTCTTCAAGATCAAAATGAAATATACGGTGAAAATCCTGTTGCTCGTTATCGTGGTCCAAGAAAAATGAAAGCTGTAATAGATTTTCAGAGTTATTCTACATTTTTAACAAAATTTGGTGTTATGAGTGATCTTGATATAGTAATCTATATTCCAATTCAGAATTTTCGTGAGGTTTGGGGAGCAGTTATTCCTCTTGCAGGAGATTTATTCAGTATAGACGATTCTGCATGTGATCGTCCGCTTGAACAATCTCCTATAGTTTTCGAAATTACCGAAAAACACGATGCAATCAACCCTGCTGATTTTATGGGTGGTCATTTTGTTTGGAAAATTACTGCTAAACGTTACGACAACTCTTACGAACCTGGTGCTCCTCAAGAGAAATTCCTTGGTGGTCCTGTGGATTCTGGAGACTATGGAAAAATCGAAAGTTCGATTGATGAAACTATTATTGTAGAAGATCAGTCACCTACAACTGCTGATGAGGAAGCAAAAGAAGATTTTGATACTCCAAATGACTCAGTTTATGGAAAATATTATTGAATCTTATAAATAAGTGTATGAATATATCGAGAAAATTAATTGTTGAGCAACCAAATTATGATTTGGAATTTGTATCAGAACAGACTAACAGAGATGAAAAGAAAAGAACTTTCATCATTGGTGAATACGTTATGATGAATCGCGGAAACAAAAATCGTCGTAAATATATGGAAGAAGAAATGGTTCCTGCTGTTGAGTCATACATCAAAGACTATGTACAGCAAAACCGTGGTGGAGGCGAATTAAATCATAGCAGCAACCCTGATGTTGATTTAGGTAAACTCGCAGATAAGATTGTTAGTCTTGAAAGAAATAAGAGTGATCCTGATTTTTATATTGGTAAATCTCTAATTCTTAGCACTCCGTCTGGTAAAATTCTCGAATCACTTGTTCATGATGGTGTTAAATTTGGTAAATCTACTAAATGCCTTGGTCAAATTTCTGAAAGCACAGACGGTTTTAATGTTGTTAAAACTCCAATCGTTCTTCTTGTAGACAACGTTTTTGATCCTTCTGTTGCAACCGCATTTGTAAACGGTATTCTCGAAAATAAAGAATATATCATTTCTGATGATGGTCGTGTTGCAGAAGCATACGGCGCATTAGAAAAGAAATTAGCTAAATATCCATCAAAACATAGAGATGCGATTAACGAATATATTCGCGAGTCTCTTGAGAAGTTTCTTGTAACAATATAATGCAAAACGACTTAGAACAAATTTATGAAAGTATGTTAACACCTTCTATTTTAGGTGTTATACGTCAAGCTCTTCCACTTTCTCCAGTTAAAGCTATTACAAGCACACGCGAGGAAGAGGAAGATATGGAAGAAGATGAAGAAGAAGAATCTGATTGTGAAGACGAAGAAGATGTTGCAGAAAGTCATGTAGAAGTTGCAAGAGAAATTTTATCAGTTGTTTCTGATTTAGATGATCTTGCAAAAGAAGCTATGTATAAAAGTTTTCGTAATAAAATAGAAAAATGTGCAGACAAAATTCGTGACTTAGCTAATGAAATTATAGAGGATCACGGATACGACGTATGACAAGTAAATTCGACCAATTATATAAAAAATTAGTTTCTAAATTTGGTAAATCTGAAGTTAAAAAAGGTTTTGAAACAGAAAAAGAACATAAAAAACCAAAAGAACAAACATTAAAAATAGCAAAAGACCATTTAAGTGAATTTCCTGAATATTATAAGGAATTAGGTAAAATGGAGAAAAAATTAAAGAAAAAAAAGAGGCAGAAATAATCTGCCTCTTTTTTTCTTATAAGTTTTCGTTAATTTTATTTTCAATAAAATTTTTGTTGGTTAATCCTACATGTCGCCAAACCTCAACTCCATCTTTGGTTAAGATCATTGTAGGAACTGCTTTAATTCCAGCATTTACTAAAATTTGAGGATCTGAGTTATATGTATCTACATCTTCAAATTGAAGTTTGTTACCAAATTGGTTTACAATTTCATTGAGAATAGGTTTCATTACTTTACAAGGTTGGCAATAATCGTGTCCAAACTTAGTTAGTTTTAGTATTGTTGTGTTTTCCATAATAATATTTTTTTAATGTATATAGTTTATTTTTAGGTAATCCTAAAATTTTTGTTGCAGTTTTTATGTCTTTGTAAATAATGTCGTTAATTTTTATACGAACATTATCTAGAAATTTTATTTTGTTGTCTTTTATAAATTTATCTCTATTCAATTCAAATTTTTTAGAACGAGATTTATTTCTTTTATCTATTTCTTCTCTAATACGTTCTTCCGTTTTATATAACTGTTTATACGAAACATTAGTTCGTGTAAGTTTAGTTATCTTACTTAATTTATTTATCGTCTCTATGGAATGTTTTTTGCCATAAAATGAATTATTCTCTCCTTTTCTAGTTTTTTTATTTAAATTAAATTTATTTCTTGATAAGATTTGAACAGACCATATATTTTTAATATAATTTTCAGTATTTTGTATATAACATTTAGATAATAATACATGTGCTATAATATGATCATCTCTTGATAAAGATACTATGTTATTTTCATCTAATTCTCTTTTTGTAGCTTTAGGATTTATTTTTAATAAAATAAATTTTGGTACTATATGATGTCTCTCTAGTTTGGTTTCGATATATATTTTATGTTCACACTCTTTTATAAAACTTATATAGTTATGCAGTGCGGTTATCTCGCTATAAATCGACTCAATCATAGACTATAACTTAACATAATATCACAGGAAAATCAAATTTTTAAATAAAAATGTAAATAAGA